TTTTGAAGAAACCCAATCCCCCAACGCCAACATCCGCCTTAAAGCCTTAGGACTACTGGGTAAAGTTACAGAGGTGGGTTTATTTACAGATAAGCTTGAAGTCAAGAAGACTGACCTCACCGATGAAGAGATCGACCGCAAGCTTAAAGACAAGCTGGCCAAGTTCATGGGCGTGCAAGACGCTGATGTAGTAGAAGACATCGAGATAAATGAAACTGAACGATCTGACACTGAGTCCAACTGAGATTCAGGCCATCCAGAAAGCTCTCCCCACCTTGAACTTGGCGGAGAAGGTGGAGCTTATGAACATGTTGGAGGAGCGTGAGAAACGCTACAACGTCAACGCCGGTCGTACAAACATGATCGAGTTTTCTAAGTATGTCTACCCCGGATTCAAAGTTGGGCCACACCACAGGAAGCTGGCCAAGATATTCCAAGATGTGATTGAGGGTAAAAAGAAGAGAGTAATTATCAACATTGCCCCACGTATGGGTAAGTCCGAGTTCTCGTCTTACCTGTTCCCCGCGTTCTTCCTAGGTAATTACCCTAACAAGAAGATCATCATGGGGACGCACACTGCGTCGCTGTCTGAAGACTTTGGACGGCGGGTTCGTAACTTACTTGATGATGAGCAATACCATGAGCTATTCCCCCAAACACTTGTGGCAGATGACCAGAAGGCCGCTGGAAAATGGTCAACAGCCGCCGGAGGCCAGTACTACGCCGCAGGCGTAGGGGGCGCTCTTGCCGGTCGTGGTGCTGACTTGTTTGTTATTGACGATCCACATTCGGAACAAGACGTAAAAGCAAACAGTCGTCTAGCGTTTGACACGGCGTGGAGTTGGTTCCAGACTGGCCCTCTGCAACGTCTGATGCCGGGCGGTGCGATCATAGTCATCATGACGCGCTGGGGGCCGCTGGACTTAACTGGCAGACTCATACAGTATCAGGTGAGTAACCCTGACTCCCCCGTTTGGGAGATCGTGGAGCTTCCAGCCATCCTGAACGAGAACACGGAGAACGAGAAGTCGCTCTGGCCGGAGCAGTGGCCGCTCGAGGCGTTGAAGTCTGCCAAGTCCTCAATGGATCCACGGTACTGGAACGCGCAGTACATGCAGCAGCCGACCAGCGATACGGCGGCAATCATCTCAAGGAAGCACTGGCGTATATGGCAGGGGGACGATCCCCCTACTTGTGAGTACATCATCCAGTCTTGGGACACGGCGCATGAAACCAAAACAACCTCCGACTATTCTGCCTGTACTACTTGGGGGGTCTGGTACAACGAGGAGGAGAACGACAAGCCCCAGCTTATCCTCCTTGACGCTTTCAAAGACCGGATCGCATTCCCAGAACTCAAACAAGCTGCCTTTAAGCACTGGAAGGAATGGCAACCCGATGCCTTCATTGTGGAGAAAAAGGCGGCAGGTGGGCCACTGATCCAAGAACTCAGGGCGATGGGCATCCCTGTACAAGAATTTACACCGAGCCGTGGAAACGATAAGATGGTGCGTGTGCAGGCTATTGCGGACTTGTTCTCCTCTGGTATGGTGTGGGCACCCGACACTCGCTGGGCACGTGAAGTGATTGAGGAAGTTGCGTCCTTCCCAGTTGGCGAGCACGATGACTATGTGGACACGACCAGCCAAGCACTGCTTCGATTCAGACAAGGCGGCTTCATCACGCTAGACACGGATGAGCCAGATGAACCACAACTTTTTAAGCGCCGTACTGCGGCGTACTATTGAGGTACGGATGGAAACACAGAAGTTCATGGGCAAAAACCAACTAATAGACCGACTGGCAGCGCAGATCGGTTCTCGGGAGACGGCGCTTGAAGTTCTACAAAAGCGGGGGCACGTAGATGCCAAAGGCAACTTGACCGTTGAAGGCAAAAAACGCGACGCCATGACCGCCGAAGAGCGTGCACTGGACAGAGCAAAAACTCGCACGGGGAAACCCACATCAGCATTTAAATATAGCCCAACAACAAATCGGGCTACTCTGAGAAAGAAGTACTGACATGGCAACCAACATAGACAAAGCCCTGTACCAGCAACCCCAAGGTATGGAAGAACTGGCACAAGATGAAGATGCCATTGAGATTGAAATTGTTGATCCTGAAGCGGTCAACATCAGCATTGGTGACTTAGAAATTAGCATGATTCCCAGTGAAGATGAGGATGACTTCAACGTAAACTTGGCCGAGGACATGGACGAAGGTGCAATGTCTTCACTGGCAGGAGACTTAGCCGGAGACGTTGAGCAAGACAAAGGCGCACGCAAAGACTGGGAGAAAGCATATACCGAGGGACTCAAGCTCCTTGGCTTGCAGTACGAGGAACGTACTGAACCTTGGAACGGCGCTTGTGGCGTGTTCCACCCCATGATTACAGAAGCGGTAGTACGTTTCCAGTCAGAGACAATTACAGAACAGTTCCCAGCCGCAGGCCCAGTGCGTACAAAAATCTTGGGTAAAGAGACTCCTGAGAAACAAGAAGCCGCTGTGCGTGTCGAGGCTGACATGAACTACGAGTTGACAGAAGTCATGCGCGAGTTTAGGCCTGAGCATGAGCGTATGTTGTGGAGCCTCCCCGCTACTGGTTCAGCGTTCAAGAAGGTTTACTACGACCCAAACATTGGCCGTCAAGTATCTATATTTATACCAGCAGAAGATATTATTCTGCCCTACGGAACAACCGATTTAGACACTTGCTACCGCTTGACACACGTCATGCGCAAGACCAAGAACGAGATTATCAAGCTTCAACAAGCAGGCTTTTACCGTGACATTGAGTTGCCTGACCCCAGTAAAGAACAAGACAACATCAAGAAAGCCAAAGACAAAGAGACAGGGTTCTCTGACTTAAATGATGAGCGCTACACCTTGTATGAGTGCCATGTTGACTTGGTGCTGGAAGGTGATGAAGACAAAGACGACGACGGTGAACCTACCGGCGTAATGCAACCATACGTAGTTACCCTAATAAAAGGAAGCAATGATGTCCTCGCCATCCGCAGAAACTGGGAACAAGACGATCCCCTCAGACTTAAGCGACAACACTTTGTTCACTACCAATACATCCCGGGTTTTGGAGCTTACGGCTTTGGCCTTTTCCACCTCATTGGAGGATACGCCAAGTCAGCCACCAGTCTCATGCGTCAGCTTGTCGATGCTGGGACGCTTTCTAACTTACCCGGAGGTCTTAAAACTCGCGGAATGCGCATTAAGGGAGACGACACCCCCATCGCTCCCGGAGAATGGCGAGACGTAGACATTGCTTCTGGGGCACTGCGTGACAGCATCCTGCCCCTACCCTACAAGGAGCCAAGCATTGTCCTGTCTGGCTTGCTGGACAAGATCGTAGAAGAAGGCCGTCGCTTTGCCGCAACAGCGGATATGAACGTGTCGGACATGTCCGCACAGGCTCCTGTGGGTACGACACTGGCTCTTTTGGAGCGCCAGCTTAAGGTTATGTCTGCTGTGCAAGCCCGTCTGCACTACACCTTCAAACAAGAGTTGCGTCTGTTGGCTGCGATCATTCGGGACTACACCGAGCCAGATTACGACTACGACCCCGTTGATGCCCCCCGCAAGGCCAAGAAAAAAGACTATGACCATGTAGACATCATCCCTGTAAGCGACCCTAACGCGGCAACAATGAGCCAGCGGGTTGTGCAGTATCAAGCAGTTATTCAGATGGCGCAGATGGCTCCAGATATTTATGACCTGCCGCAGTTGCACCGCAACATGCTCCAAGTTTTGGGTATCAAGGATGCGGATAAGTTAGTCCCAATGCCGGACGATATGAAGCCCAAAGATCCTGTGACCGAGAACATGGGAATCATAAAGAGCGAGCCAGTCAAGGCGTTCTTCTACCAAGACCATCAGGCGCATATGCAGGTGCATATGGCTCTTATACAAGACCCAACAATTGCACAGATGCTTGGACAAAACCCCAAGGCACAACAGATTTCAGCAGCGCTTATGGCGCACATTGCTGAGCACGTTGGCTTTGAATACCGTCGTAAGGTTGAGGAGCAACTGGGTGCAGCGCTGCCGCAACAGGATGAAAACCTGCCTCCAGAAGCAGAATTTGCATTGTCTACTTTATTGGCGCAAGCATCTCAACAAGTGGTGCAACAAGGCCAAACGCAAGCGGCACAACAGCAAGCTCAGCAGCAAGCGCAAGATCCAATTTTACAAATGCAGCAAGCCGAACTTCAGTTAAAGCAACAAGAGTTGCAAATGAAGGCGCAAGAGGCGCAGGTTAAAAACCAAATTGCACAACAGGAATTGCAATTAAAAATGCAGATTGCTGGACAGCAAATGGAATTGGATAAAGCAAAATTGCAATCCAAAATGGAATACGACGGCACCAAACTTGGAGCGCAGATTAAGAAAGATCAAGCGGACATAGAAGCCAATCAACAAAGAGAGGGTATGCGTATGGGCATTGATATGGCCAAGCACAAAGCCCAAAAAGATTTAACTGCTCGGCAGACAGCACTTGATTATTCAAAGGAGAAACCAATTAAATGATCCAAGACTTCGCACGCGTATTGCGCGAAAAATTACGCACCGATATGAACAACTACGCAGATGACTGCGCTGGTGGGGCATGTCGCAATTTTGACGAGTACCAAAAACTCTGCGGGATTATTCAGGGTCTAGCCATCGCAGAGCGCCACTTACTTGACCTTGCAAAGAAAGTAGAAGAAACCAATGAGTGAACTTGTTCTAGAACCGGGGCAATACGCCCTGCCTGATGTAATCCAACCCGTCGATGCACCCGTGCAAGACGCTACAGACGAAGAAAAAGCCACCATGCTGCCAGAGCCGACAGGCTGGAAGTTGCTGTGTGCCGTGCCCCCAGTCTCTGAAAAGATTGATGGGACTGCGCTTGATCTTGTACGCGATACAAGCAGTATGCGACAAGAAGAAAGCGCAACCACCGTGTTGTTTGTGATGAAAGTTGGCCCTGATGCGTATAAAGATCAGACCAAATTTCCCGCAGGCGCTTGGTGTAAGGAAGGAGATTTTGTCCTTGTCCGTACTTATTCTGGTACGAGGTTCAAGATCTTTGGTAAGGAGTTCCGGCTCATCAATGATGACCAAGTGGACGCTGTTGTGCAAGACCCACGCGGGTTAACCCGCGCTTAAAGGAGTAGAAATGGCAGAGCAATATAAGTTTCCCGATGAACTTGATGACAACAAAAGTCAAAAGGTTGAGATAATTCAGCCCGAAGATGACGTTGAAATTGAGATTGTTGACGACACACCCATACAAGACCGTGGGCGTAGACCGTTAGACAAAGAGGTTGAAGACCCCACGGATGACGAAATTGAGAACTACTCCGATAAGGTTAAGGTACGCATTAAAGAGTTAACTCATGCGCGGCACGACGAGCGCAGGGCAAAAGAAACTCTTTACCGTGAAAAACAAGACCTTGAGCGTCTTGCACAGCATATGGTTGAAGAAAACAACCGTCTCAAACAATATGTAAATAACGGGTCTGAGCAGTATGGGGCTATGGCCAAGACCGCTGCCGAGGCGGAAATGGATAAAGCCCGTCGAGAGTATAAGGTGGCACAGGAGGCGTTTGACACTGATGCCATCATTGCGGCTCAGGAAGCGTTGTTTGACGCTAAGTCAAAATTACAACAAGCACAAAATTTCCGTCCACCCCCTTTACAAGTTGAAGAAAGTGCGGTACAACTGCGACAACAACAGACCCAATCTGTTCAACCGGACGAAAAAACTCTGCGCTGGCAGGCAAAAAACCAGTGGTTCGGTTCTGATGGGTTTGAGGAAGTTTCCAGCTTCGCACTAGGGCTGCATCAAAAATTAGTGTCAAACGGGGTTGACCCCCGCTCTGATGAGTACTTCGAGCAAATTGATGCTCGCGTGAAGTCTACGTTCCCCGACATGTTCGGTGGCGTTAGCGAAAAGTCCCGGCGACCTTCTTCAGTGGTTGCTCCGGCAACACGTTCTACAGGAACAAGGAAGGTTCAATTGACGCCGTCACAAGCTGCGTTAATTAAAAAGTACAACCTTGACCCTAAGAAGTATGTTGCTGAAGTTTTAAAATTGGAGAACCAAAATGGCTGAAAATCGCACCCCCCGTGATAATGCATCACGCGAAAAATCAACTCGATACGTGTATAAACCTTCGAGTGCGCTGCCCGATCCTACCCCTGAACCCGGATGGGAGTTTCGCTACATAGCGACTCATGTCTTGGGACAGTCAATGCCAACCAATGTGTCTAGCAAGATGCGGGATGGCTGGGAACCGGTGAAAGCAGCAGACCATCCAGAACTGATGCTTGAAGGTAATGACAAAGGTAATGTGGAAATTGGTGGACTGATGCTTTGCAAAATTCCTACCGAAAAACTCATGGCCATGAAAGAGTATTACGACACACAAGCGCAGAACCAGATGGATTCAGTGGACAACCACTTCATGAGAAACAATGACCCGCGTATGCCTCTGTTTGCTGACCGCAAGTCAACAACCAGTCGTGGAAGCGGATTTGGTACAGGTTCAAAATAAAGGAGTCTTAAATGGCTTATCCAGTGGTCTCAGCCCCGTACGGGCTAAAACCAATCAACTTGATTGGTGGTCAGGTATTTGCGGGGTCAACCCGTGAACTACCTATCACCTACGGCTACGCTACAAACATCTTTTATGGTGATTTTGTAACGTTAGTTCGTGGGAATTTGGAACGCATAAGCGTTACAACAGGTGTTGTTGGCACATTAATGGGGGTTTTCCTCGGATGTTCGTACACCAACCCTTTAACCGGACAAAAAACCTTCTCGCAATACTGGCCTGCGTCTACGCTTGCTGGTGATGCAGTGGCTATTGTCTGTGATGACCCTGATACA